CGGTTGGGTTTTGTAGGGGAACTTACAAGCCGAAGGATGAAAACATTAAAAAATTAAAGGTTTACCTTAATAAATTAGAAGATGCCAAATAATATAGGATGGGGCCAAGGTGCTGGAAATAACTCAATCGGTTGGGGCCAAGGTGCTTCGAATAATTTAATTTCGTGGGGGAAATCACATCTTTCATCGTATTTTGGCGAAACCGATATTAGTGGCGGGGTTTATGCCTTATCTGCAAATTTTCAAACTCGAATTTCAACGGATTCGGGTACATTTGAAGCACAAACGTGCTTAATTAATACATTAAACACATTTAAAATATAGAAATATGGCATTATTAGATACTGCGTCACTTATTGTAACGCCAAACGGTTATAAAGCATCCAAATTATATTCCATTGTTCCAAGTGATGGAACGGGTGATCTAGCATTTTCAAGAACGGGAAACACGGCTACACGAATTAATTCGAGTGGTTTAATTGAAGGAGTAAACGCAAATATTCCAAGGCTTGACTATTTAAGTAGCACTTGTCCTAAATTGTTATTAGAGCCACAAAGGACAAATTTATTAACTTATTCAAATACTTTTGATAATGCAATTTGGCAAAAAGTAAATTTAACTGTTACTCCTAATTCCGATATAAGTCCAGATGGTACTAATAATGCTTTTTTAATAACTACTTCCGCAAATGGCGATGTTTTAAAACAAACTGTTACTGTAACACCTTTGACAAATTACGTTTTTAGTTTTTATGCTAAAAGAGGTACTGCAACAAATCATAAATATTCTATTTATAATAATACTGGCGGATCAGATATTGTAGCTTCTACAAGTTATTATTCACAAACAAATTCTTCAACATATGTAAGAATTAGCGTCGCATTTACTACACCTGCGTCTTGCGTTCAAATTGTATTATTTACTCATCGTGATTCTTTTAGTATCGGTACAACTTTTATTTATGGAGCTCAACTTGAAACAGGATCAAATGCAACATCATATATTTCTACTACTACGGCAAGTGTTACTAGGAATGCCGATTCTTGTTCAAAAACTTCTATTTCCGGATTAATTGGACAAACAGAGGGAACTTTATTTTTTAATTTAAAAGGATTTGCAGACAATTATGTAGCAAATAATTTTATAACCTTTAATGATGGTTCAATTGCAAATCAAATAGGTTTTAATTATGCAATTACGACTGGTTTAATTAGGGGTTATTTTCGAGTTAATTCAACTACAACAACAATAACATCAAGTGTTTTAAAAACTATTGATTCTAAAATTATTTTACGTTATAATAGTAGTAATAATTATACTCTATTTATAAATGGGGCATTGATTTCAAGTGCTTCAGCTGCAAGCGGTTTTTCATCGCCATTATCAGTTTTAAAATTTTCGCAAGCAAATGATTCAGATCCTTATTATGGAAATTTAAAATCGATTGTTGTTTGGAAAACTGCCTTATCAGATTCAGAATGTATAACATTAACTACACTATAAAATGAAATTCAGAAAATACGAATTTGATCCCAAGCAATGGGATAAATTAAAACCCGAAATTCAAATTAGTTATGGATTAGGCGATGAGAAATCAATCGGATACAATCACGAATTAATCGAATCGGTTGTGGAAATTGGTCACATTATAAGTAAGCCACCAGTATTCGATGAGGAAATGAATATAATAAATCCACCAATTTTATCTGATAAATATTCGGTTGATATTCTTTGGAAGGATCAGGAATTACCATCGTTTGAATCGTTTAAAATTTGGTGCGATCTGATTGGTATTCATTCCTTCGGTGCTTCCATCAATGCGGACTATATCGAGGCTTACAACGCACAAAAGGAAAAGTAATGGAACAAAATCAGCATCCTTTAGGGGTACTTTCTTTATTTATGGGTGGAATAACTGCTATTATTTCTTACACGAGCTTGTCCTATCTAGTCGGTATTATATCGGGCTTATTTGCTATTGCATCGTGTAGCTTTGCAATGGTTTATTATTACAAGCAAATTGTCAAATTAAATAAAGATGAAAACGCTAATAGATAATTTACATGAATTTTTTAAATTCAAAGATGAATTTTCGTCGGGACGATTGGTGTTTATCATTGGTTCAATGATTGTTTTCGGAGTTTACATTTACGATTATAAAAACGGAGGAGTGCAAAATATAGTGATGTCGGTGCTTGGATATTCGTCAGCATCCATAACTTTGTCTAAGTTTTCTAAAAACAATTCGAATGAAAATACTCCAAATAAGTGATTTGGGAATAAATTTAATAAAGAAATACGAAGGATTTAGGGCCAAACCTTATTTATGCCCAGCAAATGTCCCGACAATAGGATACGGATCGACCTACTACGAAGATGGAACCAAGGTAAAATTAACGGATCAAGCAATTACAGAACAAAGGGCCACGGAATTACTGAAGGCCCTTTTATCGTTATATGAAAAGGCCGTTGATTCTTATTGTGTTGATACTATAAATCAATTTCAATTCGATGCACTTGTTTCCTTTGCCTACAATTGCGGTACCGGTAACTTGAAATCTTCAACATTACTAAAAAAAGTAAACGCAAACCCTAGTGATCCATCAATTAAGAATGAATTTATGAAATGGAATAAGGGCCTTGGGAAAATACTTACCGGATTAACATTAAGAAGAAGTGAAGAAGCTAATTTATACTTTTATGAAATCGTTTAATATATTTATTTTTGCGTTAATACTTTTTACAAGTTGCAAATCTACAAAGATAACCAGCACCGTTGAAAAAATCCGAATTGATACAGTTCGTGATTATAAAGTAATTACAAAATTCAAACCAATTCACGATACATTGACGATTGAAAATGCTTGCGATTCTTCGGGCATTCTGACGCGATTTTATAGCAGTCTAACCATTCCATCAGGTAGGTTAATAATAAGGTCAGAGAATGGCAGTATTAAAGCCACAATTGATTTAGATTCGGTTGCAAATGTGTACGATTCCAAGTACAAAGCAAAATATAAAAACGAAGTCAAGTTTGTTGAAAAAATAGTGGTCAAAAAAGTAGTTCCAGTATGGGCCATTGTTACGATTCTTTTACAATCGTTCATCATAATTCTATACTTTTATTTTAGGTTTATTAATCCATTCAGATAATGTCAATTCAGCACAAAATTGAAACGATTAAAAATCATTTTTATAGTTCAAAATTAGGTAAAAAAGAATTTTGCGAAAAATTCCATAATCAGTATGGGTATGCTAATTGGGAGCAATTGAAAAAATTTATGAATGTTAATCATATTCTTCAAAGTGAGAGATCACAAGAATATCTTGAAGGTTCGGTAAAAATACAAGATGCCATAAATTACGACCTTGATTTAATTGACAATTTCGGAATTGCAGAATCATTGTCAAAGGAATATGAATCAGCAAAGTTACCAGGTCACTTAAGAAAAATTGGAATCTTATCAGACATTCATTTTCCATACCATTCCTTAGAGGTTTTGACCATTGCTATACGGCATTTAAAAAATAGTCAAATTGATTGTTTGTATCTGAATGGCGACATTATGGATTTTTATTCAATAAGCCGGCACGAAAAGGACAAAGACCTTCGAGATTTTAAAAGGGAAGTTGATATGTCAAGAGATTTTCTTAAAAAGTTGCGTGATCTATTTCCGACGATTCCGATATATTACAAGTTAGGAAATCACGAACAACGTTGGGCCAAGTCTTTGCAAGTGCAAGCAGATGAGTTTGCCCAGTTGCACGAATTACAATTTAATATCTTTTTTAATTTGGATAAATTACAGTTTAATGTGGTTGAGGATTGGCAAGGTATGGAAATGGGAGATTTATTAGTCGTTCACGGACACGAGTTATATGGTGCCGGTGGCATTAATCCTTCGCAGAATCTAATGAATAAAACCCTATGTAATACATTAATGGGCCACGTTCATAGAACATCAACTACGCAGAAGAAAACGGCCTTTAAAGAATTTATCAATACATATACTACTGGATGCCTTACCGTATTATCTCCAAAATATATGCCATTTTCCCAGCATAACAATGGTTTTGCCATTGTAGAGATTAATGAAGGTAAATCAAAAGTTTTTAATTTGCAGATAAAAGACGGAAAAATTTATTAGATTTGCTCATAAGTTGTTTTCATAAGTTTGTTTAGATAGGTTTAAAGTGAAGCGAATCCCTGCTGATTATATCGGTGGGGATTTTTGTTTTGATTGAAAAAAAAGATAGAAAAGTTTTTTTATTCGAAAAGTTTTTCTAATTTTACATCACGATAGCAACGAAGCTATTTAATAAACCTTATCAAACAATGTCAAAATTTAAAATTTCTTTCGAGGATGCACAAGAAAACGATGTGTATTCTGTTACAAAACAATTTGAGGATTTGCAAGAAGCTACAAAGTATGCCGAATTAATTTTGGCAACCACTTCCGATGATTGCATTTCTTTTAATATTTATCAATTTTAAACCTTATCAAAAAATGAAAAAAACTTTTAAGTACATCATCGAACGGCACAAGGAAGACCCTGAGTGTTTGTTTATGGCCCTTGGCTTCATTATTTTCTGCACGGTGGCCTTTTTCCTATTACCTTATTTTTATCTCCTTTTAAAATGATTTGGCGGATGAGATTTAGGTATCACGGATTAGGGAGTTATTTCGTGACCAAAACATTTGCTGACATATTTGAGGCAAATCGTTTTATTAAACAAGAGGAGGCAAGAGAGCAATCTGAATTTTTAGACTTTAAAATATTGGAACGTTATGGCCTACAAAACTGAATTTCCTTGCGTGTTGATTTGCCGATTGCACGATGGTCGTGGCAACTGGTGGAATACAACTCAAATGTTTAAGACCGAGCAACAATTCGAGCAATTCCTAAAAGATGGGATGCGTGATGGCTACGATGTTGATGATTGGTCGTATATCGAGGGTTATTTTGATTGTAAAAATTAATTAATTTAAACAAATAAAAATGAAAAACCTGATTAAAAGTTTATCCGCATTTCAAAACGAATGCCCGATAATTCACAAAGACACGAAAGGCCATAATTATACATATGCCGACCTTCCGCAGATTTTTAATACCATTAATCCTTTAATGAAGAAGCACGGGTTATGTTTCACTCAATTGCTGGAGAACGATGGAATTAGAACAATTCTTTTTCACGTTGAAAGTGGCGAGCAGTTAGAAAGCTTCACAGTAATTCCTAAAGTAAAACTTGGAAATATGAACGATTTTCAGGCAATGGGTTCGGGTTATACGTATTTTCGGAGATACTGCATTAGTTCGATTTTGGGGTTAGTGACCGATAAAGATACGGATGCAGCAGGCACCCAGGTGGCAAGCCCGAATAATTCAAGTCTAACAACAAAAGACTTGAAAGAATTGGAATCAGTTTTAAATGATTGTCAATCGGTGGATGCAGTAAAAGAAATTTGGGATACTATCGAAGATGTTTTTAAAACTGATAAAAGAGTAATTAAATTAGTTACGGATCGTAAAAATCAATTAAATAAATAATTATGAGCAAACCAGAAAAAATATTCGCAAAAGGGTTCATTTTCAAGAAAAATGACAATGCACCGGAATGGGTAGTCGGTCGGCTATCCCTAAAGAAAGATGAAGCGATTGCCTTCATCCAAAGCCAAGGCAATGAGTGGATAAATTTAAACATTGCACGGGGCCAACAAGGTAATTTCTATGTTGAGTTAGATACCTGGAAGCCTATGAATCAACAAAATCCAAGTTCTAATCAGTCCAGTAATATTCCACAATTTAAACCTCAACCAAATGCAAGCGATGACCTCCCATTCTAAAGTAGTTTTAACCCAAAAGCAGAACGAAGAGTGTTTTGCATTCAGTTGCTTCCAGCACATAATGAAAAGCAATATCGCTTTGAATGTTGACACACGGCGAATCATAATGGATATGGCTGCGACTGAAGTGATCAAAGGCAAGATGTCGGAAGAATTTTTTAACTCCTTATTTCCAAACGATGCTAATTAAAGAAATCGATAAGTATCAACAGACTGCGGACATTTTAAACGAGAGGGGCATTAAGCCTTTCTCGGCCCGATGTTGGAATTGGGAGAATGTACGTTCAATTGCGTATTACAATCGTAAAAACGCAAAAGCCGAGTTTTTAAAACGGCCCGATGTAATGGAAGTAATTAGAGAAGTCACAATTAAAATGCTCGAAGATGCAAGGGAAAGACAAACAGTCGATTGAAAATGCAAATTTTTTGACAATGGTAGGCCTCATTGGATTCATTGCTTGCTGGGTGTTTTTTATAATCAGATCAAATTTTTAAACTTAAAATAAAATGAAAAATAAAATGAAAAATAAAACAGTTTTTAAAGTAGGAGATAAAGTGTTTGATATCCATCATGGATGGGGAGTAATAATAGAAATTAATCAACATTTGACATTTTCAATTAGTGTTAATTTTGATGATGATTTTTATGAATCATACACTTATGATGGAAGATCTGATAATATTATTTCGAAATTTCTTTCATTTACCGAATACAAGATCGAAGGATTCAGTCAAGAAAGACCAGAGGAATTACCAAAGAAAGGGCAGATAGTTTGGGGCAAAAATGAACTTACAAGCGAATGGCAGATTGGTCATTTTTTTGCAAAATCAGCCAATGGATATCTTATTTCTTCTAATTCAAATTTTAATGGATGGCATATCGTAGTAATTGAAATCACAACCGAAAACCCATACAAAGATGCATAAATCAATAATTTTAATGATGATACTATTATCATCTTGCGTGCGGTTTCCCAATGGTATAAATAAAATTAAGGGCCGAGTAAAGCATACTAAAAGTTTGCGAAACACCAGGCGAAACCTTCGATTGAATTACCATTACCATCAAACCAAACTAGGTAAATTTTTTAATTTCGAGGTATGAAAGAACTAACCTTCAACGAGTGGCAAGACCATATCGCACGGCAATTAGAAGCCGATCAAAATAAAATTAATAACGAACCTAAATTACAACTAAATGCAAAAGTCATTCAAAAGTTATCACGAATCAAATCCGAAAATATACGATCAGTTCAAGGAAATCGCTAACCTTTATATTAGCAAAGGCGAAAGGCGAATCAAGGCCGAAACCATCTGCGAGATTATTCGATTTCAGTTGATGAAGGAGTTTAATGATGGTCATAAGTTTATTAGGTTTTTTGCCCAAGATTATGCAAAAAAGTTCGAAAATGATTTTCCGCAACACGTTGGAATCTTTACAAAACGTTTGGTAAATTTTGAACTTGAAGATTAATTTGCTATATTGTGAATGTAATCGCCTTCTCACATTATAGCGATAAAAGGACATAAAATGCCTTCATTTAACAAACCAGAAGTGAGAAGCTGGGGAGTTATTTGGGGGCTTTTTAAA